CGCGTATCGTGTGATCCTCGATACACCTTTCGGAGTGTCGAAGAGTATGTTCAAATCGATTCGGAGGTGCGTAGTCCTTCCCTTAGTTGGGCGGACGACGCTCTGGATATTGAGCGCTTATCTAGTCTCCATCTTGGTGACTGGATGCTCCAGTATCCAGGTTCCGGCGATCTCTTTTCAGGGATCTCTGAACCCCCCTCTCCAATCTTTACTGCCGGCTGCTTCGATGACATTCAATTTGTCGCCGACGCTGTCGTCAGTGAGCTCGGTAGCTTCAACGCTACCGACTGGAGAGCTCGACATGGGCCTGGTGCCGTAGCAGATGCCAGAGTGGGGGCAGATAAGTATCTTTTCCCTACCTGGCCTGCTAAGCTCAACCGATTCTTTCCATATGATACGTGGGCTTTTAGTTCCACTAACGTATGGTCTGATGCGGTTATCCATGATGGCGACTCTCTCTCTGCTGAGGAAGAATCGTCAGCGAAGCTCATTGCTGTCCCAAAGGAGTTCACTAAGCCCAGACTTATTGCGTCTGAGCCTACTGCTCACCAATGGTGTCAGCAAGTTCTCCGTGACTTTCTCATGGAAAGAGTGAAAGCTCTTAGCATTTCTAATTCTATTCACTTTCGTGATCAGGATCAGAATGCAAGGTTTGCACTCTTAGCTTCCCGTACTGGATCGCACTCGACGATTGACTTGTCGGCTGCGTCTGATCGTATATCATGTTGGTTAGTAGAGCGACTTTTTCGTCGCTCGCCTTCAACTGTGGAGGGCTTTCATGCCGTCCGCACCCGCTTTCTGCGGAATGATATTGATAAGAAGCTTCCTAAGCTCATTGAGCTTAGAAAGTTTTCCACTATGGGTTCGGCCTTAACCTTTCCCGTCCAATCGTATGTGTTTACTATGATAGCAATCGGATGTCTCCTATATGTTAGGAAACTGCCGAAAACCTACCATAGTATTCAACGCTTGAGTCGGGAGGTCCGCGTCTTTGGTGACGATATTATCGTACCTGAAGACGTCTCGGCCCTCGTCCAGGAGTATTTGGTGGCCTTCGGTCTGAAGGTCAACCGCAACAAGACTTACGATACTGGCAAGTTTCGTGAGTCATGCGGCTGTGAAGCTTACGATGGTTACGATGTAACCCGCGTTAGCGTCAACCTCACTCCTGTCGTGTCCGGCCCTGAGTCCATCATAGGAACGGTAGACACGCACAACAACTTCTTTATGAGAGGTTGGGTGCGGACCGCCGATTTCCTAAGAAGGAGAGTGACGAGTATGAAGCAGTATTGCTTTATGCTCGTGGCGCCAGGCTCAGGGTCCGTTGGTTGGTACGATGTTGCATGGCGTGATTCGGCCCCCTATAAAAGGAGGTGGAATCCGAGCTTGCAACGTGTCGAATACCGGGTCACCCAGCTATACAGCAAGGTCGCCAAGGTTCCAACCATCGGAAGATCGATGCTCCTTCAGTATTTCACTGAAGGTTGCCGTCCTCCCAA